TCTGCGTGCTTTCTGCAAAGCACCTTCAGATCCTCAAGAGTAAGGACCGTATCACCCTCTTCTACCTGCAGAATGCCGAACTTGGCGTGAGCGATTATGGCGAGGAAGTTACGGAAAATGAACATCTCCGTAACCTCAACGCCAGTGTCGGGAATATGCTTCCCGGCTATAATCACTACGTCAGGAGTCCCTGGAAGAGTATACGGCTTGAGCCCAGGCCGTTTTACTCTACCCAGGTCAGGGTTAGTGAGCTTCTTGAGCAGGTACATACGTGCCTCACGACTGCGTAAACGACGGGGCCCACACCCCTGTGTCAACGCGGTTGTTGCGAATGACGTGGTCGTAGGTCTTCGGACGGACATCAGCAAAGCCAGTGTCCTCGTAGGTCGGAGTCGAAGACGCAGAGAACATCTCCATCTTCTTCAGGGCCTCGAGGTTCGCATAGCCAAGACCGATGTACATCCAGGAGAACGTGGACACTCTGGTTCCATGTGTCTTCTGCTCCGTGCGAATCCCATCCATCTGGACATAGCGCCCCAGGTGGGTCCACGGTGCAAGACCGTACATGTTGCCAGGTCGCAGCCAACGCTGCTTGCCAGTACGGACAACTTCCATGTCCTTCAGTTTCCGGTACCCCTTGACCGACTCAACGGTTACCTTGACTGTGGCATCGCCAACTTCCTCAATCGTCCAATCCGAGATGCGATTGTGGTCGTAGTTGGTCATGAGGGCCATGGAGCCGATCAGCTGCTGGCCTTCGATGCCGTTGAAGGTGTTGGCAAAGTCTGTGAAGTCGACCTTGCGCAGCACCTGGACGTCGAAGGTATCAGCCGGAGCTCCAGCACCGTCCACCACTTCCTTGGCTGCCGCACTCTTGTACACGGAATACTCCGTCACAGTGCCAGCATCAAGGTTGGTGATGTTGAGGCCGTTTGCGGCGTTACCTGCGGAGTAGTCCTTGTACAAGAACCACACAGCGGTCTCGGTGTTGATGATGAAGGACCGGTCCTTGGCGTCTGCCAGGGCATCTCCGAGGTCACGCTTGAGCAAGTCAACAACTGGCTTGCGAGACATGCGGATCTCGTCGGTGTCGTAGGTAGCAGTAGCCGTCTGGATACGGAAGATGGTGATTGCATACTTCGGCTGACGAACAGCTTCGTTACGCGTAGAGCCCGTAAAGTCAACAGGCATGGCCCACATACCATCGGTGATCTCGTCGATGATGATGGGGTTATTGGTGTTGAGAGAACGGTCGCAATCTTCCGGGGTGACGTGCTCAGGCTCCCTGACAGCATCAAGGATAGAGGTCTCTCGGATGTGATCTTCGATGTACTTACGGCTCAGCGCCGCTGACTTCTTGAGACCCTCTCCGCCCTCTTCACAAGCGTCGGCCCACCGTGCGTTCAGTTCAGCAATTTCATGCTTCTTCAGTTCAGCCATGGTAGACCTCCACTTACAGCGCGTTGAGCATGGCGCGGACAAACCCGTTATTGTCGGCAGGAGTACGTGTGACGTAACCTACCAACTTCCCAGCGGCACCGCCCTGGCCGGTCGCAGTCGTAGACAAGATGCAACGAATGACGCCATCAGCATCCACATCGCTAACGATGTAAAGCGGTGCCATGTACGCCCAGGTTGCGCCCTCGTCATAGAACAGAAAATCGAACTCTACAGGATCCGTACCCTTGTAAACAGGAAGCATCCCTTCCGCGCTTGACGTCGTCATGTCGTAGACGTCCAAGGCCAGAACCTGGCGTGAAGGCTCGGTACGTTTTCCCGTGACAAGGAACAGGTGCTTGGCATTGAGGGCAATGCCGATAGCCGCTCCTTCTCCAGGGATCTTGTACTTGTGCGTGGTTGCGTCTTCTTCAAGCCACTCCCCATCAGCCACATACGCAAACGTAGTGGCAGTGACGGGAACAGTGTCAATGAAGGCCGTGAGATAGTCGCCAGTCCGATTGATAACGTTCGGGAACTGGTTGGACTGGGTAGGCACTGTTACTGCCATGTTAAACCTCCCTTATCATCCTATTCGTCGCAAACCTTCCAGCATCTCTCGATCATGCGATCCAGAGCCTGCTGACTCTGCAGTTTCATCACTGGACTCGCCCAAAGAGCGTCTTCGGGCAGAGCGCAATGCCAACTTCTCCAGGGCTTTTCCTCCCAGTGTATTGAGCTCTTCCTCAACTTCGTCGTCGTCATCGAGGGTACGCGAATCAGGAGTAGATAAGGAGGCCAGGAGTTGTTTCTTGGCAGCGGTTTTGGCCAACTCAGCCCGAGCTGCTTGACCCTCACGAAGCTGTTGCGCAGCCTCCCGCAGCAAGTCTGGAACACCTTGGAGAAGCTCTCTCAGGTCTTGAACCTTCATTATTGCCTCCCCAACTCAGCAAAGATAAGGGCCTTTGTTTCCTCTGTAAGCTTGCCCTTACTCGCCTTTTTCTCCAGAGGCTGGTGCAGGTCGGCTGCACTGCGCAGCTCTCTACCACCCAGATTACGTTTAGCCTCTAGATTCAGTAAGTCATCCAACTCCAGGTCTTGCCGGAGATTAGACAACACGGATATGACGTCTTCTACCTTACTGGCAGTTTTTTCGAGCTCTTCGGGATCAGGTCCAGACCCGCCCAGAGTATCTGCGTCGATCCCAAAGCTCGTGTCGTCTTCCGTATCACCATCCTCCAAACCATCCTGAAGTTCCTGGGATGCTGTCTTCTCAAGAGAGGAGTCCTGCACCTTGGCTATGCGCTGAGCCAGGCGTTCAGGATCCATACCCGTAAGCATCTGTGTCAGCGTCAAGGCCATGTTATTCACCCCCTCTGCTGGACTTACCCAGCGCATGACCGCCTACTGCAGCAGCCAGAAGAGCGCCGATACCGAGAGCCAGCTTCTTCTTGGATATGGGGGCCTTAGGGGCAGCCCACCCAAACCTTTTGGCACTCTCTGCGTGCTTACCGGCGACAAGTGCTTTGACTTCCGCACGCCCCTCCCCAGTAAGAAGCTTATGCAGCTTAGATACAGGGGTTTCCCACGCCCAACCAGCAGCAGTCTTCTCAAGTTCCTCAGCTGCGTCTACGCCAGCAGCGTATCCTTGCTTGTAGAGATCGTTGAAGTCCATGTCATCCTCCGCAAGCTCCCTGGCAGGGGCCCGAAGGCCCCCCACCAGGAAAAGGTACACTACTTATTCTTACGCTTGGCAGCTCTGCTGATCCCGTATCCACCCGCACCGAGAGCAGCCAACAGACCACCACCCACCATACCGGCCTTGGTCTTGGAGAGCTTCCCAGACCTGCCACCCTTGGCACCGAGTCCCTTACGGACGAGCCTGGCGAGGAACGGAGCTTCCTTGAGCTCACCAGCCTTCATCTTCGCGGCACCTTCGGAACTGAAGAGGCCTCTCAGAGCATCTCGAGCCCTCTCACCTTTCTCGAAACCGAGCCAACGGCTACGCCCGCTATACTTGGCTTTATTCGAGCGAAGATCCTTCTGCTTAGTCAGCCTTTCGGCCTTGAGCTCACTGAGCTCTTTGTCCACGGGCTTCATCTTCTTGGCGGCCGTCTTCTCGACTTCCGTCATGCCGTCTCCGAACCCAAGGGCATAGACGTAACCGGACTCGTACATGTGCTGGAGAGAAGCTTCCTTCTCCGTTCCATCGTCGTCCTCGACGTCCTCGTCCTCATCCACGTCTTCCTCGACGTCCTCATCCACGTCCTCTTCCTCGAGGGCGTTGGCGAGAAACTCCATGACAGCCTCAGCCTCTTCCTGGTCAAGCCCGGCCTGGGCTACGACCTCAAGGGCCTCGTCGTCATCCAGATCCTCGAGCGATACGCCATGCTTACGGAGAACGTTCTCCGCGCTGGCCACCTTCTCAAGTCCCTGCTCCAGAAGTCCTTCTCCAGAATCGTCTTCGCCGTTCCGGAGCACATCAAGAATGTCTCGTTCGTTAATTCTCATAGCCTCTTCCTCCAAACTGGTTTGGGATTACTTTCTGGGCGGGTCTGTGCATTCGGAAATGCTCGCCTACCTATAGTACATACCCCGTAAGGATTTCCTACGCAAGGAAAATTATCAGAGTCACTAAGATATTTTTGGCTTGGGTGCTATAAGACCCATTTTCTTGGACAGCGAGTTAGGGGAAAGACCAGTAGACTTTGTAACTCCAGCTCTGTACCTGGCTAAGAACTTTGCCCCCATAGCCGGAGGAGCTACAGGTTTCATCATAACGGGGTTTATGGCTTGAGATGCGGCCCTAGCACCGGCTTTCCTGGAAAAGCTTGCCATCAGCTTTGGTCCCTTAGCCATGATGTTAGCTGCTTTAACAGCTAGGGCTACTTTGGCTAAACCGTCGTTGAAGCCTTCTAGAAAAGCGTCAATCATCCTCATCGCTATCCCCCAGACTCTTCAAAAGGTCATACGGTAACGCCGTAGGTCGAAGATCAGGCATAGGTGGGGGTATTATGATTGTCGGGCCTTTCTTGGGGTTAGTTACGGCCTTCTCAAGCAAGGCGTTCAAATACTCGGCCTGCTCTCTTTCAGAAGCTTTCTTCTTAGACAACCCCCTAGCGATAAACCATAGAGGAACTACTAACGATGGGGAGGCTATCATGCCCCCAAATATGGAAGCTGTTTTCTCTACGTCCAGGATGTCCCTGTCGCTAGCCATACCGTACATAGAGTCTCTTCTAGGTATCGACCTTTCTGGGGTAGCTGCCACCATACCCAAGTACCTGGCATAAGCGGTTTCCAGCGATGCGTTCTTCTGTATACCCCACCCTAGTGGCTCCGCAGCATCCTCAGGCCCTTCTCTCAGTCTGTCTTGTAGTGCTATGGACAGTATGGACCTGTCCATAAGGTTGGAGCGTACCCACTTATCCACTGCAGGCATCGCTGACTCTGCCGTAACCTCCAGCTCGGGGATAGACTCGGGAGGAGGAATAGTTATCCCGGCCCTGAGCATCCTTTCTGCCTTACCCCTCTCCCCAGCAGCGCTAAGGTACAGAGAGCAGAACTCGTCTGGGGTGAGCATGATCCTGTGGTTTACTGCCGACAGCAGCACAGAAGAGCCATAGCGCTCCCCAGCATCCATGAGCTTCTCGTGGTCTAGCCCAGCCTCTTTAGAGAACAGCTCCAGCATCTGCCTGACGATGGAGCGCTTCTCAAGTACCTTTGCGGTAGGCCTACTAGGTGGTATCTTACCTGCTTTTCGTAAGATGCCCCTCTTGACAAGCCTATCTACGGTTCTCTTGATAGGCCCTACAGGAATCTGGGAAGCCAGCACACCGGTCTGTACAGCCTTGGACGCTACCTTAAGAAGACCGTAGGCCAAGCTGTCAGCACCCTCGTCCACAACGGATATGTCGTGGAACTTGGGGTACAGGTTGATCATGCAGCATACCCGGCCGTCCTTCATAATGGTGTTCAGGTGCCGAGGAGCAACATGAACACACTTGGGATCCTCTGGACGACGTCGGGTGTTCCCACAGATTGGGCATACGTCTGCAACGGCGTACAGCCCCATGGATACAGAGAACGGTGTTCCACTATCTATCTTGTTGAGAATGTCCGGGTGCTCTTTGCCCAAGGGTTCCCGGTAAAACTTGACCAGGATCTCCACCCAGTGCATGGCCTTGTTGTAGTTGGCGAAGATAATGTCGCCATATACGGGGTGGCCTTCCTGGGGTTTGTTCTTATGATGAGCAAAAGCTTTGCCGTTCAAGAACGTCCGGTATCCATAAGGTCTCAGCTTGTAGATCTTACAGGTTTTCCACTTAGGTGCCTCAAGGTGCTCTTCGAGCACGGAATCTCCGTTGTCGT